GCCCCAGCAGCGTCCCGAGCAGCGGCCCAAGCAGTATCCCGAGCAGCGGCCCAAGCAGTATCCCGAGCAGCGGCCCAAGCAGCGTCCCGAGCAGCGTCCCGAGCAGCGTCCCGAGCAGCGGCTAATTCTTCTTGTGTCGCGTTTCCATTTGCGAAACGTTCGGCAGTATCTATCGCCGCGATGCTTCTGGCGTCAGGATTATTAACGCGGGTCATAGCATCACGCGCGCATCGAACCGCGAATAATCGAGCAGTTTTGTCGTCCCAGGATTTGATCCGGCGAACGAGGCGAGCTTTGCGACATACGTATTTTACAGGCTCATCATTGGATTGTACGGTATCGCCCTCAATTTCAGCCTCGTACATTTCTTTATCTATCCAAGCGGCGCACCACTGCTCATCTGTATAATGATATCCGTTTTCGCACGGGACGAGGTCGCCTTCGATGGGTGCTGTCCATTTTCCCGGTGTCCACGTGCCTTCGTCATTCTTTGCAGGTAGCGGCCATTCAAAACCGTCGTAAGTCTCTCCGTTCGCTTTCGTAAATTTGATATTCATTTCTCATCCTCTTTGACCTTCATGTGTTCCCGGATGTAGTCCAGGAATAAAATCCTGCCGAGTTGCGCAGTTTTCCGGTTCACTTCTGCCGCAAGCGCTTCAAATAACGCTTTATCAGAGCGGGTCAGTGTGACGCAAATATTCACATCGAGTTTTTCTGGTTTGGGTTTTTTTTCGTCTGTCATTTATCCTCCTTATTAGATGTAAATTGTAATTCCTGACAACAATCTTTCAAGAGCCTGTTTTGATTCATCTTCTTCGGATGACAAAAACTTCTCCTCGTCCACAAGATGATTTTCAACTCCTCCACTATGATGGCGGAGTTTTAATTTTTTACCAGCAATCATAGACCGATAAAGGACGTTTATCCTCAATCCTCTTACAATAACATATCCAAATCCTTGCATAATTCCTCTAGCGGTCTATAACCCGGCCGCCAGGGTGTTGATTTGTTAGCGTTCTCTGCCCCACAACAGAGATGCAGCGGAACCCATACGGGAATGGAAAACCACAGAAGTTCCGTCGCCGGTGTACCGATATACGACCTGCCAACCTTGCGGGCCGATGTACTGGCCGTATTCATCGTACTCTTTGTAATCGTCGTACGCTGCCTGGGGATCGTCCATGTTGCCGTCCCAATCGGACGTGTCAGGGTTGTTGATGTAGGCTTTGATGTCGTCAAGTATGGCCTGACCGTTTGCCTCGTATCCATGGTGGCCGTAGACGACTTTCTCTCCGTCTTTGACGAAGAGCGCAAGCCCTCCCCCGTTGTCCTCGATAACTTCTAACATACTCATCATTTTCTCCTGTCCGATCTGACCGCCTATCGGGAGGGCTGAGTGATTATTTATGATTGTGCCCATTCGAATTTATTATTCGATAGCCAATCATTTATAACTTTGCGCTCTTTCCATACCCAATCTACCATAATATTGTGGGTTCCAATTTTTACGGGGCGTCCGTTTTCGTTGAATTCTATGTCCCATCCTTGGATGCTTTTGATATTGCGGTTGATATAAATCAAGTCTTCACAAAAATCAAGCGCATCATTCATATTTCTAATTTTCCGTGTAGTCATTTCTGCTCTCCTTATCTCCACTGATATATATAGTATATCCGATAACATCCGATATGTCAAGAGATTGTATGCTCTCTCATAAATCTCTAATGTTTCGTTCTAGAAATTGCCTATTTACCGAACGGTACAAGTTGTGCTATAATGAGAGTGTGAAGAAACAGGAAGAAAATCAAATCCAAAGTGATGAGATTATGGTCAAAGGCGCTATGGTTTATAAAACACAAACACTTGTGGACAGCGGGCTTAGGATCACAATAGATATTCCTGGAACCGAAATCATTGCTTACGCACAATTTACGCAATGGCAAATGGACGGAGTGGCGTTCGATCTTATTGGAAGGCCGACCTGATAGCAGGAAATTATGGGAAATAGAGACGAAAACGGAAGATTTTTGAAAGGCTCGTCTGGAAATCCTACAGGGCGCGCGCCGAAAGGACGAGAGGAACGTTATTATGAAATCCTCATGTCTTCTGTCACATTTGAAGTTTGGGAACAGATTGTAAAGAAAGCCGCTGAGCAGGCCAAGAAAGGTGATGCAATGGCGCGTAAATGGTTAGCTGATTACATCGTCGGCTCCCCAATTCAACGACAGGAAATCACCGGGAAAGACGGCGCTCCAATTCAGATAATCGAAGTTGCGTTACCGCCTGAAGATGAGTGAACTTTACACTGTCAAAGGAAGTACAGCCCGCTTTACCTTACACAAAGGCCAGGCGCAGGCATGGCGTTCAACCGCCAGATTTACATTCGCAATCGCCGGGACTCAAGGGGGCAAGACTTCCTTCGTCCCGCTGTGGCTTGATCGAGAAATTGGCAGCTGCGGCCCCGGCGATTACTTGGCCGTCACATCCTCATATGACCTATTCAAACTCAAATTTCTTCCTGAGATGCGCCGGTACTTTATCGCTATCAAAAACTGGTCCGAAGATAAATCCGATCGTGTGCTTTGGCGCAAAGACGGCGCACAGACAACCCGGATCATTCTACGCTCGGCCCAAAGTGAGGGCGGGCTAGAATCATCAACCGTCAAGGCTGCCGTGCTTGATGAGTGCGGCCAGTCTGACTTCCGTGTCGAGAGCTGGGAGGCTGTTTTACGCCGGTTATCACTCTCCCAAGGCCGGGTGCTTGGAACAACAACGCCGTATAATTTTGGATGGTTGAAAACTGAGATATACGACCGCTGGCGCGCAGGCGATAAAGATTATGCTGTAATTCAGTTTAGGTCCCTGGATAACCCGGCATTTCCGCAAGAAGAATACGACAGAGCTAAACGCACGCTTCCATCCTGGAAATTCGAAATGTTTTATAACGGGAACTTTACCCGCCCGGCTGGCATGATTTATGGTGATTTCAGCGATGATGAAAACCTTTGCAAGCGCTTCGATATACCTGCCGACTGGCCCAGGCGTGTCGGCGTAGACTTCGGCGGTGTGCATACAGCGACGGTCTGGTGCGCAGAAAATCCGCAAACGCACATCCATTATCTTTATCGTGAAATCCTGGAAGGAAACAAGACTACCAAAGAACACGCGAAGGAATGGCTTTCTTTTAGAGAGCACGTCGTGAATTGGTCAGGTGGCGCGCCGTCTGAAGATCAGAACCGGCGTGATTTCGCTGTTGAAGGCGTGCGTATCAATCGTCCGCCAATATCCGACGTGGAGCCAGGAATTGACCGGGTGATCGACCTTATCAAGACGCGCAGGCTTGTTGTTTTTGACGACATGAAAGGCTTGAGAGACGAGATAGGAACTTACGCCCGGGTGCTTGATGCTTCAGGGCAGCCAACGGACAAAATCAAGGATAAAGAGACATTTCACCGCCTTGACGCGCTGCGGTATCTGGCAAGCGTGATTTCTTCCGGCGGCGTATCTATCGGCGGCAAAGCCAAAGTTGGGAATTATATTCAGTAGGAGGATGAGATGAATGATCCAATTGAAATAGCTTATCAGAGCCTTGACGAGGACGAGCGAGAAGAGGTTGATGATATGGCGAACGATCTTATTGTCGGCTTCAAAAAACGATTGAAGAATAAGAACCGCCCTGATTATCGTTTCGGCGTTTCCATGGCGCGTGAACTGCTGGCGAAAACAAACATCTTCCTGACGCACAAACAGCCCGTGAGCAGGACGATTTACGAGGTGAGTAATGACTGTTGACAATTCAGGATTGATAGCGTCTGCGTTGTACAAAACAGATCCGGCGCTTTACGCAGCCATTGACGGAGGAAATACGTTCAAATCGTCCGTCCGCACGCGTGGGGCCCGTGTTGGTAAATATCGCCGCTACGAAGAGGGCAACCACGACGCGCAGATCACTGACCAGATGCGGGCGATGCTGCGGCTTGTCGCCGACGACGCCGATCTGGGCGACTTCTGCGGGAATTACTGCGGGATCGTGGTCGATAAGATGGCTGGGCGGTTGAAAGTGTCTGAGGTCACAACCGACGACGACGCGCAGGACGCCTGGATATCCTGGCTTCTTGAACGCAACAACTTTGACGCGGTGCAGGGCGTCGTCTATCGTGGCGCAATCCGGGACGCTGACTCATACGTCATGGTCGATCCAACCACGTTCAAGTGGACGACAGAGCCAGCTTATGACGGCTTCTCCGGTGTCTTTGCAATTTATCCGGCGTCAGGCGGTTGGCCGATCTGGGCGTGCAAGGTATGGTCTGAGGCCGAGAACCAGGACCTTGCCGAAGATGAAACGCCGATGACGACGGTTATGCACGTCAAGGTGTATCAGCCCAGCGAAATCACGAACTTGACCGGAGAAGTCAACGGTCAAGAAGTGCGCCCAGGAAAAGCTGAGGAAAAGCAGTGGCCGCTTGATTACGTCCCGGTTGTGCATTTCGCCAACCTGTCTGACAACTATACTCAATATGGCAAGAGCGAGTTACGCAAAGCGATCCCGCTTCAGAACGTGTACAACCGCACGCTTCACAGCATGGTCATGGCGAGCGAGTTTTCGGCGTTCAAGATTTCCTGGTCAATCGGGCTTGAGATCGACAAATCCGGTATCACGCCTGGCGCAGTCATCAATCTGGTCGTAACGGATGCAGCCGGCAAAGTTGTAACCGATCTCACGTCTGAACAGATTGAATTTCTAAAATCTGTCCGGGTTGGCGAGTTTGGAGCAACGGATATTTCGCAGTACACGAACCAGTTAGCCGAGATCGTCAAGCACATGTCGCAGGCAACGCAGACGCCGATCTACGGCGTGACTGCGGAAGGAAACCTAAGCGGTGAAGCGCTGAAACAGTTGGAGATTGGGCTTATCGGCAAGATCAAGCGCTTCCAGAATGAGAACACGGCCGCGATCCGGCAACTCTTCCAACTCTCGGCAGACATTCAGAACGCTTTCAATTATCCCGGCCTTGAAGTGCAACCGCCTGCGACGCTTGACGGCATATCGATCAACTGGATTTCACCAGAGATAACCGATGTGGCCGCCACAATCACAAGTATTTTGGCTGTGCGCGAAAAAGCTCCCGGCCTGTTCGATGACGATTTCTTCCGGCAGAAGATCGGCGGGCTGTGGGGCATGACGCAAGCGCAGATTGCGGCAGAGGGCGAGAAAGCCACGAATACGCAGGCGCAGGCGTTCGATCAACTAACAGGGGCAGCAGGCAATAGGCCGGTGGTGTGATGGACGCCCCTACCATCTCCGATTACATCAACAACGCCCTGGACGCCGGTTACGCCCGGGTGATGAACCCTGTCAACAAGCAGATCGACGCGCTGACCAAAGCGCCAGGCAGCCAGTTACAGCGCGCTCTCAAAGCGTTGGAGCAGGAAGCCGACCGGCTGGAAGCCGATGGCAAGCCGATGAAGGCCGACAATCCTGTGCTGAAAGAGACGATGATCGTGATCGAGCAGACATTCGCAACGGTCGCAACGCTGATCCAGGCGAACGACAATCAGATCGAAGCGTCCGGCGAGGCGATTGCGGTTCCTTCGGTTACGGCGAAGGTATTTCTGCCGCTGGCCGGCGAGATGATAAAGCGTGGCGTCGATCCTGTGTCGAGTAAGGCGCTGACGTTCTATCGAGAGCAGATCAAGCGCAAAGGAATCAAGTGGCAGACATGACCAACTTCCCACCGCCTGAACTTACGCAAGAAACCGTCAAGGCCGCGACGTCCTATATCGACACTGCTGCATGGATCGAGAAGCTATCCGCTTGGGGCAAAGGTTTCGCTGACGTCATTCGAGGAACGATCTTGGACCTTATCGGAAAAGGCGCCGGGCCCCGCGCGATAGCCGCAAAAGTGCGCCAATATGCGGAGGCTATGCCGAAGCACGCAGCCGAAACGCTCATGCGCACGCTCCAGAATAAATCATACCAACAGGCGGCGCGTGAAACCGAGAAGATCAATGGCCGGTTTATTCGTGGGCGGATCCGAATTGCGACGCTGGATGATCGGACGTGTCTTACCTGCGTTGCCCTCAGTGGACAGAAATTGGAAGATGGCGAAGACATTGACGATCACTATCGCGG